TTAAATGCTACCAATAACAACTTTAACGTAGGTATTGGTGGAGGGTTTCCTGGAGTTATATCTGCAGCTTTAGAAGCAAATACTACTGGTACACAAAATGTTTCAGTTGGTTCAGGAAGTAGCGGTAGCAATACTACAGGTAGTAATAACTCAGTATTAGGTGCTAATGCTCTTGCTCTAAACACTACAGGTGCTGATAACACAGCAATTGGTAATGGTGCTCTTAACGCAAATACAACAGCATCAAATAACACCGCAGTTGGTAAAAGTGCTTTACTAGCAAACACTACAGGTACAGATAATACATCAGTAGGTGCTTTTTCATTAGATGCTAGTACTACTGCTAATAGAGTTTCAGGTTTAGGTACTTATTCTTTATCGTCAAACACTACAGGTTCAGACAATACTGGTATAGGTTATGCTGCTTTAGTCAGCAACACTACAGCTTCTAACAACACAGCAGTTGGTTCAAGTGCTTTATACGCTAATACTACAGGTTATTCTAATACAGCAGTAGGTAAAGATGCTTTAACAGCAAATACTACTGGTCTTAGAAATACAGCAGTTGGTTTAGATAGTTTACAAGGAAACACTACAGGTGAAAATAATGTAGCAGTTGGATTGGATGCTTTGGCAAATAACACTACTGCTTCAAACAACACTGCTGTTGGTAAAGATGCTTTATTAGCAAACACTACAGGTGCTGCAAATACAGCAGTTGGAAAAGGAGCATTAGATGCTAATACCACAGCTAATAGTAACACAGCTATTGGCGATACTGCATTAGGTGCAAACACTACAGGTGCAGAAAACGTAGCAGTTGGTGCAAATGCTCTTGATGCTAACACAACTGGTAATGCTAATGTAGCAGTAGGACAAGGTGCTTTAGACACCAACACCACAGGACTTCAAAATACAGCAGTAGGTCACGACTCTATGAGGCTTAACACAACTGGTCAAGAAAATGTAGCAGTTGGTAAGGGTTCTTTAAATGCTAACACCACAGCTTCTTATAATACTGCTGTAGGTAGAAGTGCTTTATCATTAAACACTACAGGTACAAGAAATACTGCTTTAGGTGCAATAGCACTGGTAAGTACAACTACTGGTAATTATAATATTGGTCTTGGTTATAGTGCTTGTTCAGCTGTAACAACAGGAAATGGTAATCTCGCTATAGGAGATAGTGCGTTAGCCTATGGTACAACATGTTCTGGTAATACTTGTGTTGGTTCTTTTGATGGAAGTACCTTACCAGCAGGTTTTGCTACAACAGGTAATTTAAATACCTTTATTGGACAATCAGCAGGTAATTCAGTTACTACAGGCTCAAGTAATACAATTCTTGGTAGATATACTGGTAATAATGGTGGCTTAGACCTAAGAACTTCAAACAACAATATAATTCTTTCAGATGGTGATGGTAATCCTCAATTAAATTGTTATAGTGATGGAAGATGGTATTTTGGTTTATCAAACACAGGTAATGGACATATTAATTTAGTTGGTGAATATGGTGAGTCTTACAAAGCTATAGAATTTCAACGAACAACTGGTGGGTCTTCAGTTGGTTCAATAGTGGCAGGAACTTCATCAACTTCTTACAACACATCTTCAGACTACAGATTAAAAGAGAATGTAGATTACACTTGGGATGCTACAACAAAATTAAAACAACTTAAACCAGCTAGATTTAATTTTATAGCTGATGTAAATACAACAGTTGATGGTTTCTTAGCACACGAAGTACAAGACATAGTTCCTGAAGCTATTACAGGAATAAAGGATGCAGTTGATAGTGATGGTAATCCTGAATATCAAAGCATTGACCAAAGCAAATTAGTACCTTTATTGGTAAAAACAATACAGGAATTAGAAGCAAGAATAACAACCCTAGAAGGGTAACAACATAAAAGGAGAATAATATGGCACAAACAGTAAGCGAAGTCTTAACAGCAGCAACAGATAGCGTAACACTTATTAACGAAGTAAACGCTGGAACTTGGAATGTTGAAGGCATGGAGCAGTCTGAAATAAATGATTTAGTTCAAAGAAATGTTGACCACTTAGAAATTATTTTAGCGTATGCACCTGTTGATAGTGATGACGATACACCTAATGTAGTAGGCTCTTCTAATAGCAAAAAAAACAATTGCACGACAGCTATAGCTACAGGTAAATCTTACATTTCAAATAATTCTTAATGATGCTAATATATAATTTTTAATTAGGAGAATTAATTATGGCAGAAGCTAACGAAAATATAGTAAACGAAGAACCAAAGGTTTTAACACTTACTGAAAAGGTAGATGACAAAGATGTTAACAAGCAATACCTGATAGAAGATATGTCTGATGAAGGTAAACTTGTATATAACAAACTAGCCATCATTCAAAAACAAAAAGATGAATTGATAACAAATGCTAATTTTGAAATAGAAAAAGCAGATGTATTAATTAATCATTACATGGCAGAACTAAAAGATAATTTGCCTGAAGAAATGGAAGTAACTGATGAAGATGCCGAAAGTGGAGATAAAAAACCCAACTGATCTCACTAAGTTGGAACTGCACGAACAGATTTGTGCATTACGCTATGAAAATATAGAAAGGCGTATGGAATCGGGTTCTAAAAGATTTGTTCGTATGGAACATCAAATTTGGGGTCTGTATGCATTAATCATTGCATCACAAGTCATAGGAGCATTTATATAATGTCAGGATTAGTAGTAAGCGTAGAACCAACACAAGAACCAGTAACACTACAAGAAGTAAAAGACTATCTAAGAGTTGATGATTCTACTGATGAAAGGATTATTAGACCTTTTATAGAAAGTGCTAGAAGGTTTTGTGAAGAACACACTGGTAGAGCCTTGATGACACAAACACTAGTGTTATACCTTGATGCTTTCCAAGATTCTTTTGACCCTTTATGGGAAGGATTAAGAACAGGTCCTTACTTAAATTATTATAAAAACTATGTGGTCTTGCCAAGATGCCCAGTAGCTTCTGTAACCCATGTTAAGACCTATGATGATTCAGATACAGCTACTACTATGGATGCTACTAAATACTATGTAGACAATGCTAGAGAACCTGCAAGGATTGTTTTAAGAACAGGCTCATCTTTTCCTACAGCACTAAGGGTTGCTAATGCTATAGAAGTTAAATATGTATCAGGTTACACATCACAATATAATATTCCTGAACCACTTAGATTAGGTATGCTTCAACACATAGCTTTTTTATATGAGCATAGAGGTGATATGTATGATGCTAAATTGCCTTACCCACCAATGTTAAGGTCTTTATATGCACCTTATGTCGTGCATAAAGGTTTAGGCTCATCTTCATTAATGGCATTAGGTTAAAATGGCTAACAGTATCGGCAAGATGCGATATAGGGTCAAAGTAGAAAACGCTACTAATACTCGTGATGCAGGTGGTGGTCTTTCACAATCTTTTTCTCCAGTCACTTATATATACGCCAATATAAAGCCAACTAATGCTAATAGCAAATATAGGCAAGGCATGGTTCAAGAGAAGGTAACACACGAGGTTACAATACGTTATATGAACAATATATCTACCAATAGCAGAGTTACTTATGGTACTCGTAACTTTAATGTTAAAGGTATTGTAAATGTTGATGAAAGGGATAGATTCTTAAAACTTCTTTGCGAAGAAGGAGTTGCAATATGAGTGTTGTATGGGTTAATTATGATGCTTTCAAAAAAAGATTAAATCAAAGATTAACAACTAATGTAAAAAAGAACGCAATTAAAGCAGTTACAAGAGGTGCAAGTGTAGTACAAGAAGTTGCAGTTAAAAGTATCACTGGTGGTAATAAAAGTGGTGTTACAAGAACTTTATATAACCCAAATAGAACACACACGTCTTCAGCACAAGGTGAAGCACCTGCAAGTGATACAGGATTTTTAGTAAGTAACATAAATACAAAAATAAAAACTTTTGGTAATACTGTTGTAGGGCAAGTTAGGTCAGAAGCACCATATAGTAAAGCATTAGAATTTGGCACTACAAAGATTATGGCTAGACCATTTTTACAACCTGCATTAACTAAAAGTAAACGAAAAATAAAAACAATCTTTAAAAGTCAGGGTCTTATAAAATGAGCATAGGTCAGTTCGCATTACAGACATCTATTTACAGCACTTTATCTAGTGATAACACACTTACTTCAACTTTAGGTGCAGGTGTTTTTGACGAGGTTACAGAGGGTGCTACATATCCTTTTGTGGCATTAGGAGAAGAAACTGCTATTGATTACAGCACAAAAGATTTAGTAGGTGGTGAAACAACCATCAATATACATATATGGTCACAATATAAAGGTTCTAAAGAAACCAAAAATATAATGGACAGAATACACGATTTATTGCATGATGGTAGTATAAGCGTTACTGGATTTAACTTAGTAAACCTAAGATATGAATTTAGTGACATAATGAGAGACCCAGATGGTGTTACTCGTCATGGAGTCATGCGATTCCGAGCAATAATTTTAGGAACAAACTAATTTTATAAATAGGAGATAAATATGGCGGCACAAAAAGGTTTAGATGTCTTAATTGAAATCAACACAACAGGTTCAACTTATGTTGCTGTTGGTGGTATGAGATCATCTTCAATAACATTAAATGACGAATCAGTTGATATTACTAATAAAGATAGCAAAGGTACTAGAACACTTCTCGCAGGAGCAGGTGTAAATAGTATTTCTATTAGTGGTTCAGGTGTATTTACAAATGATACACAAGAACAACTTGTAAGAACTTCTTTTCAAGCACAGCAAAATACATCTGATGGCTCATCATCACAGACCCCTGCATATAAAAACTTTAAATTTACAGTACCAACCTTAGGTACTTATACAGGGTCTTTTCAAATTACATCTATAGAGTATGCAGGTGAATATAATGGTGAAGCTACTTACTCAATGTCTTTTGAGTCAGCAGGTTACGTTACTTTTGCATAATGAAAGTAGTTAAAATAAAAGTTGGCAAAGAATTAATAGAAGGTTTGTTAAATAAAAACGAATTAACTATTGGTAATGTTATAGAAGTTGGCGACACAATAAATATTGATGGCAAAGACAGAAAGGTTGACACTTTTTATAAGCATCCATTAAGTGATGCATTAATAATAAATCTTGCAGTTGCAAGTAAATCAAAGGAGATCAAGTCAGATGACAAACAAACTAAAGGGTGAACTTACACTTAGGTTAGCTAACAAAGATTACAAAGCTAGATTAACTATCAACGCTATTATGCAGATAGAGGATTCTTGTAATATGGGTATTATAAAACTTGCCCAAAATATGAGTGAAGGTGATATAAGACTTTCACACATTATATCTGTTTTATTACCTGCTCTTAGAGGTGGTGGTAACGATTTACAAGAACCTGAGGTAATCAAAATTGTACAAGATGCAGGTATAGTAAAAGCAACAGCCGCAGTTGCTAACTTACTTGCAAAATCTCTAACTGATGATTCAGAGGAAACAACAGACGAGGGAAAGCAAGAACAGGTGGAATAACAAGTGAAACCTTGCCCATTAAACGATACTTTTCTATTTGTGTTGGCATGATGGGTATGACACCTACAGATTTTTGGCAATCAAGCCCTAAAGAAGTCTATATGGCTATAGATGGTTTTATGGAATTCAATAGTGGTTCAGAAAAAAAAGAAGAACCAATGACTAGAGAACGTCTTAATGAAATGATGGAGTTGTATCCAAGTGAGTAGTGCAGTAGATACATTATTAGTTGAAATTAAGGCAGAGACTGCTCAGTTAAGAAAAGGTCTTAACAAAGTAAACCAACAACTAGACAAAACTAAAAAATCCTCAGGTGCGGCATCAAATGCACTTAAAGGTTTTGGTGCTATTGTCAGCACCATAGGATTAACAAGGTTAATTGGTAACACTATAGATACCATTAGAACCTTTGAAGATTTAGAAGCAACACTTACAGCTATCACTGGCAGTGCAGAAACAGCGGCACAATCCTTTAACTTAATAAGAAAGTTCACATCACAGACTACATTCCAACTAGAAGGTGTATCACAAGCATTTATTAGTTTATTACAAGCAGGTGTAGCACCTACAGAAGATGCTTTAAAAGACTTTGGTAATCTTGCCGCCGCCTTTGGTAAAGATATATCACAAGTAGCACAAGCAACCTTTAGAGCTGTTACTGGTGAGATGGAAATGCTTAAACAGTTTAATGTTGTAGCAAGATTAGAAGGTGAAAAAATAAAAGTTACCTTTGATGGTGTTACAGAAGAAATAGATAGAAATGGTAGTTCTATAGCAGAATTTCTTAGAAAAATTGGTAGAGAAAAGTTTGGTACTGCATTAGAAGCAAGAGCAAATACATTATCAGGTGCTATATCTAATGTAAGTGATGGTATTGCTGAATTTGCAGTTAAGATTGGTGAAAGTGGATTAAAAGACACATTGATTACTTTAGCTAGGGAAATGCGTGTTGTATTAGATAACTCTGTGGGACTTGCTGATGCTTTTGGTAAAGTTCTATCTTTAGCTTTTTCAATACTTGGCAATACATTAATCATTGTTACAAAACACTTTAAAGTATTCGCTTCAGTAGCACTGGGTGCCGCAGTTATAGCCAACTATGCCTTACTACAAAAAGTAGTTACTGGATTAGTTGCAGGATTTAAAGCACTTGCAGTAGCTATAAGAGCAGGTACAGTTGCATCAATAGCCTTTCAAGCAGTAACAACTGGTGGAATAGGAATAGCAAAAATCACAGCAGGTCTTGCCGCCGCTACTGGTGCATATGTATTACTTGATAAAACCATACAAGATGCTACACCAGTAACAGAAGATAATGCAGAAGCTACAAGATTAGCGGCACTTGAACAACAGCAACTTGCTGATGCATTAACAAAACCAAAAACAATGATGGATAGGCTTTCTAAAAGTACACAAGCATCATTAAAATTTTTACAAGGTTTTGGAGTAGTTACAAAAACATTAGACCAACAAGTAAGAGAACTAGGTGTTGATGGTGCTTTGTCTGAACTTGAAAAGTCAATAAAAGCATTCAGTGATGAAAGATTTGAAATTGCTATGGGCGATTTCATAGGTCCAGTAGACCCTAAGAAAGCAAAAGAATTGATGGCAGATTTTAGAAAAGATTTCTTTGCCGCACAATTTGATGGTGCTACTGAAGATGAAGTTTTACAAAGAATTGGATTAATGCCTTTTGGTGATATAGAAGGTGCTTTAAAGAAAGTGCAAAGCACTTTACAAAAAGAATTAGACCCTAATGGATTAAATGTATTTAAAGAATTATTAGCAGATGATAACGCTTTAAGTGCATTCTTTGAAAATGCAGGAGGTTCAGCCGCCTTCTTTGGTAAAAGTATAGATGAGGTAAGAGATACACTACAGGGATTTGTAGATGAAACAGAGAAAACAAAAGAAGATGTAAGTGGTGCTTTAGAAGAAATACTAGAAAAAGCAACTGATGCATTTGCTAATGATTTTATAAATGCTTTACAAGAGGGACAAAACGCAATGGTAGCCTTCAGAGATCTAATGGGTAATATGATTCAACAAGTTATAGCTGAGTTCTTAAAAATGCAAGTTATCAAACCTTTAATGAATGCTTTATTTACTGCTGTTGGCTTACCAACATTACCTGCAAAAGCAGGTGGTGGAACAGTGCAGGGTGGACAAGCTACTGTAGTAGGTGAAAGAGGTCCTGAGATATTTGTACCTAACACTGGTGGCACTGTAATGAATAACATGAATAGTAAAAACGCTATGGGTGGTGGTACTACTGTTATAAATCAATCAATCAATTTTGCTACAGGCATAGTACCTACTGTAAGAGCAGAGGTTACAAAAATGATGCCACAGATAGCTGATGTAACTAAAGCAGCAGTACAGGAATCAGCTATGCGTGGTGGTAACTTTAGAAGGAGTCTAGTAGGTGGCTAAGATAGTAACAATGCCAAGTACCCCTAATTTTATTAGGAGTAACTTTGTTTTAAGAAGGGCAGTCGGTAGTGTGGCTTCTCCATATACAGGAAAAATAAGAACACAAGAATATGATGGTGTTTTTTGGGAAGCAACAGTCAATCTACCACCAATGCGTAGAGATGTTGCTAAAAATTGGCAGTCATTCTTATTAGAGCTTAATGGACCAGTGAATCATTTTAAATTTGCAGACCCTGATGCTCTAACCAATCAAGGCACTTATAATGCTAATGATTTAAAAGCAAAAGACAGAATTAATCAAGGTAGTATAGAATTAGACTTCTCATCTACAACACAAACAATAACAGCACCATCTAATACAACACCTTTTGCTAATGCAGTAGAAGGAGACTTTATAGTCGTAACAGGTTCAGCTTATCCTGAAAACAATGGAACACATAAAATAACAACAAAAACTAATGCTTATACAGTGGTAGTGGAATCTGAATCAGGTGGTTTAGTAAATGAAGCAGATAAAACAGGATGCACAATTAAATCAAATCAGAAGGGTGCTACAGGAATCAACCTATCAGCAAGTTCCAACAGTGCAACAGGTACTATTAAACAAGGCGATTACTTACAAATAACATCAAGCTCAACAACAGGTGCTAATCCTGTGCAATATGTAATGGTTACAGATGATGCAACATTAAATGTGATAGGTGGTGAAGATACTTATGGGGTTAAGATACAACCGAAACTAAGAACTGCTATCACACAAAATCATTTAGTAAGATTCGCAACTCCAAAAGGATTGTTTAGATTGACAACAAAAGATGTTGACTGGGATGCTGATAATATCTCTAACTATGGAATGTCTTTCTCTTGTATTGAGGTTGTTTAAATGTCCCATTTTGTGCCAAACAGGGGTGGTATAGATACATCAATACGAAATTACCTTGAAGCAGACCATCAAGTATTATTCTTAGCAGTCAAAGCTGAATTTGACACAGAAACCATAAGATTATGGTCAG